ATTATCGCCTGATGCAGGGGCAGAATCTGCCGACGCCGGCATATGTTCATGCGCTGGATACCGAGGCTCATATCGGAAGCAGGCCGACTTTTGAGAAGGTACTGACCGAAAAACTGTTCATCAAGGAAAAAATCAACCAATCAGAGCAGTTGCAGATGTACATTACTAACGGCGTGCCAGACGATGATGGTTTGGTTCGGTGGGTATTTGATGACATGGGACGCTTATCTGAAAGCGTTGTTACCAGAACCAAGATTGCCAAAGGGCAGGTTATGAGCCGCGGCATTATGAAAATCAAGGAAAACAGCCTTGATATGACGATTGATTTTGGTGTGCCAACCGAACAGAAGATTACATTTGGTGATTGGTCTAATCCAGAATATGATATCTTTGGCGATATTCAGAAAGCTGTGAAAATCGGCAAAGACCAGGGTAAGATTTTCAACTATATGCTTACTTCTGACACCCAGGTGCAGAGAATGCGGAAGAACAAATCCTTGCAGACCGCTATTTACGGCGGGATTAATGTTGGTAAACTGGTAACCATGGCTGAACTGAGGGCGACTTTGGTTGAGGAGTTCGGCTTGACGTTGTTTACCTGCGATGAGCAGTTTGCGTTCGTTAAGGCAGATGGAAGTCGTGCAAACCAGAGATATTTTGATGAGAATAAGGTGACCTTCTTCAGCGCAGGAATGGGTGGACGTGTTGGTACCGGACTTTGGGGTCCGACACCGGAGGAAGGTGAATACGCTGCATATCAGGCCGCATTTGAAAAGATGTTTGTCACTGTTACCATGTGGGCCACAGAAGACCCGGTGGCAAAGTGGACGAAGGCATCAGGTATGTTTATTCCGGTTTTACCTGACCCGTATGGCATGGTTATCGCGACAGTGACCGTGACGGGGGAATGACAGGCTATACCCTTAACAGCCGGTCAGTGGAATCTGTGGAAATAGAGGACAAAAATAAGTCAGTAGTTTACTCTGAAAGTGATTTGTCAGAAATGACAGTTGCACAGATTAAGGCTTTGGCTTCTGACTTAGGGTATAGCATTACTAAAGTCATAAAGGCTGATGTTATAAGGGAGTTTTTGGCACAGCAAGGATAGCGAGGTGAAATGAGTGGAAGCGGAGATTCTGGCTGATATGGTTACATATCTTGGCGATGAAGTGAGCGAAGCCGACAATCCGGTTCTGCTCATCTTAATTCAGAGAGCAATTAGAAGAGTTTGTGCGAAGCGGTATCCGTTTGGATACACGGGCACGGAGAAAGAGACAGCGGTTGAGCGGTATCGGGACACGATATTTGCCGCCGCTGTTTACTATTGGGCGAAACAAGGGGCTGATGGTGAAAGTTCTCACAGTGAGAATGGAATCAGCCGTGCCTATGAAAAAGAGGACGATATCTATTTTGATGTTGTACCCATGGCAAAAATCTTATAAACCATTCAAGGAGGATTTTGACTATGATTTACGATTACAAGAACAGAAAAATTCATTTTGAGAACCCGAAAGAGGAAACAGATTACAAGACACATATGGCGGAGTATGGACCAGGAACAGGAAAGACACATTCGGATGACTGTCCGTATTGTGCAGCGCGGGGCTGGAAAACATTCCCTGGTACTACATTTGAAGCTGAATGCGATAAGTGGGCGGAGGAACATCCTGACGAAGTGGTCGAGGCAGATGAATAAAGTAAGGTAACTCTCCTTTAAGACGGTGCGTGTCTATCCGATACCTCCCCGGATGGGCGCAGGGTATGTGCAGATAATGGTGGTGGGCAAGCACATTTTTAAATGGGGGAAGAAGTGGAGGTAAATATCATGTTGCCAGTAGATGAAGGTAACGATAAATGCAGAAACTGTGAATATTTCGATTTGAGCTGTGGGTGCGTGCCAACATATACAGAGAATGGTTTGCCGCCGTGCGGACGCAATATTATTCTAACTCAAAAGTATTTCAAAAAACTGGTAAAAGAAAGTGGAGGCAAAGTATGTTTTTTAAAGAAGCCTATGAGGCGCTGAAACAGGGCGCAGATATAAAAAGACTATCATGGAATGGATTCTGGCGTAAGGAGGAAGGAACTATTGTTATGTATTGTAAAGATGGCTCCAAAGTCCCTTTTATGGAAACCGAGTGTATCTTTGTTGATATCGACCACATGATGGCTAATGATTGGGAAATTGTTGATGGAGATTCCATTACGGGACTTGATGTGTCAACCTTTACATTTGGAGAGGCGGTATCTAGGTTAAAGCGCGGTCAGCGTGTCACCCGTAAAGGCTGGAATGGCAAAAACTTGTTCGTGGTCTATCAGAAAGGTTATCCAGATGGAATCCCGTGCAACAAGCAGACCGCCAAGGCATGGGGACTGAAAGAGGGCGAACTTTTCCGCTGCGAGCCATATTTACAGATTAACACGGTTGATGGTTCTCATGCCATGTGGGTTCCGTCCATTCGTGATGTGCTGGCAGAGGATTGGGTGATGGTTGAGTAATGCGAGGATTAAAACGCAATCAGAAAACTTTATACTACCAGCTCTACGTCAGTAACATTCCGGTCTATGAGACTGATTTGGACGGCAACATCGTTAGAGACCCAGTTACAGGTGAGCCATTGCTGACCGGCGAAACAAAGGTTGGCTATGCTGACCCTGAGGAGTTTCGGGCGAATGTGTCTGCCGCAAGAGGTGAGGCGAATAGTGACCCATTTGGCATTGACCTGTCATACGATAAGACGATGGTTACCTGCGATATGGATTTGCCGATTGATGAACTGTCAGTGCTGTTTGTAGATAAGAAGCCGGAATTTGACGTTGACGGCAATCTGGCGAACTCCGCCGATTATAAGGTTGTCAAGGTTGCAAAGTCCTTAAATTCGGCGCTGTATGCGATTAAGAAGATTACGGAGGGAACGGAGCATGGCTAAGTTTAGAAAGAAGCCAGTTGAAATTGAAGCATTTCAATATGATGGTGATTTAAAAGGAAAAGACGGCGAATGGTACGTGCCGGAATGGGCAGTAAAGGCCTTTAGTGATGGTGTAATGTATTACGACAGCATGGATTGTGATTCGCCTCCGGTGGAATTGTTTATCAAGACACTTGAAGGCGTGCATCATGCTAGTGTAGGTGATTACATTATCCAGGGTGTAAACGGAGAATTGTACCCATGTAAGCCGGATATTTTTGAGAAGACTTATGACAAGGTTCTGCCGTTGTCTCCGCTGCCTGAGTAGGTGTCGATATGGCTAAGAGAGTCATCCGGGGCAACCTGTCCTCAAAAGGTGTCCAGAGTATTATAGACCAGTTGCAAGACTACAAGAAGGATTTGCACCGTAAGACTGAATTATTGTGCCAGCAATTGGCAGAAGCCGGATTGATTGTGGCACAGACGGCAGTAAGCGAATCGCCTTTAGGAAAGACCATTACCCTACGGATTCAGATGGAGTCGCGGGCTGATGGCTGTAAGGCTATGTTGATTGCCGCTGGTCATACAAAATCGAATGACTATGGAACGGTGAATACTTTACTCCTAGTTGAGTTCGGGGCTGGTGTGCATTACAATCCATCGGATAACCCCAAAGCTGGTGAGATGGGCTACGGTGTCGGTACATTCCCTGGACAGATTCACGCTTTTGAGGATGGTTGGTATTACTGGGGAGAGGACGAGAAGTGGCATTATACGCATGGTACAAAGGCAACCATGCCAATGTATAACGCTTCGGTAGCTATCCGTCAGCAGGTGGTGGCGATTGTAAAGGAGGTGTTTGGTGGATGATTGACATTTCCTCACTGGTCTACTCCAGACTGGTGAATGATGAAACATTGAAGAAACATTTAAAAGGAAGCGGAACCACCCGGAATGACACCCCTCCAGCATTTCCATATTTATATATAAAAACATTGGGTGAACCCACAACCAGCACTTCTCTTCAAAACAAGCAGTGTGCCATATTAGCCAGTTTTGAGATTACTATTTACGATTCCACGTCTGCCACAAAAGCACGTCAGTTAATTTTTCATACGGCAGAGCTCATGCGCCAGATGGGATTTACGATGAACTATGGCCCGATAGAAGTTGACCGAGCTAGTACAACAGAAGCATATTGCTGGCGGGCAAGGTTTAAAAGAACCTATTGCGAAGGCGATATCATATAAAAACTAAATAAGCTATGGGCCTTACAAAAAAATGGTGAGGTTCTTTTTTTATGTGAAATTACAAGGAGGATATAAAGCTATGGCAAAAAATTTTGTGGACCTTTCCACAGCAGGAATTCATGTTGGGTATGCGATTGAGGCAACCGCAGGTACAAAACCAACAGCGTTTATCGACCTGCCAAATCCTAAATCAATACCGGATTTCAACCCGGAAACTGCAACCTACGACGTGACATCTCTTAATGATACTATTTGGAAACGATACATTGACGGACTGAAAGACCCAGGTGGAGCACTTGCAATCACGTTTGGCATGTCCGATGGTTTCCGTGAGATGTGGAAGGGGATTTGTGCTGAATATGAGAGCGTAAAGTCATCCGGTAAGCGTATGTGGATGGAATTTTTTCATCCCGGGTTGACTGAGGCATTTTTCTTTACTTGTACTCCGTCAAGTCTTGGTTGGTCGGCTACTGATGTAGACAATGCCTGGGATACTACAGTATCCGTAACTCCGACTGGAGAAATTGGCTGGGCTGAACCGATTGAACCAACAGAAAAAGTAGACACACCGGCATAAAAAGAAATAGGGAGGTAATTTGTAATGAGAATATTAACGATTGGCGGAAATGAATATAAAGTGGAGTTTTCCTTTGAAGCGGCAGAATATAAGGCCTGCGTGGACAAAGTGTTTAAAGTGGTTTCTGGTGGCTACATTATGAAGCGTGGAATTACTGGAACAGATAAAAAGGCTGAAATGGCAGAGGCGATGATGGACAGCACAGCGGATATGTTTTCTGATATGGCGTCCCTGTCCATTACTTGCTTTTATGCGGGTTTACTGGAAAATAATCCTGTTGAAGATGAAAAGGCAGCAAGACAGCTGTTTAAACAGTTTGTAAAGGAAAATCCAGACGATGACCGTGCATCTTATTTCGGAATGTATGAATTCTTGAAGGAATGCATGGAGGAAGATGGTTTTTTCAAATTGACCGGACTGGACAGATATCTGAAGGACATGTCCGAATCAATGGCGAAGGCAATCAAGGAAGCAGAAAAGGAGACAGAACAGTCCACATTGCCGAAAGTTCCGACAGACCGAAAGAGGAAGTCAACTTCCACAAAATAATTTGGGAGCATTATCTTCCGCTGGGGATTAAGGTAGGAGTGCCCTATGCGACGTTTTGGCATCTCAATCCTACCAAAATGATGCCGTTTATTAAAGCGTATGGACAGAGACAACAGGAACGTAGTGACGAAATGTGGCTAATGGGTCAATATGTTGCTGCTGCATTAGATGCCACAGTATGTAATGCAATGCCATTCGTCAAACGTAGGAGAAAGGGAAAATACCCAGAAAAACCAGTCAGAGTGACTCCGTTGACTCCAGAAGAAA